TTACCCATTGGCGCGGCTTAAGAGCTTATTTTTGAATTCACAATGGTCACGATATAACCATCTTGCTCGCCCGTGGATAACTTTGGCTTTTGGCAGGTCGCCGGACTTAATCCGGTCGTAGATGAAGGTTTTACCGAAGCCAGTATCAGCCATGATGAATTTCAAATCAACCAGTGAATCAGGTTGTAGTTCGTGTTGCATGAGTGCTATCTCCGAATAGGGAATCGAACCTGCAAATCAGGCAATAAAAAACCGCCATCAGGCGGCTTGGTGTTCTTTCAGTTCTTCAATTCGAATATTGGTTACGTCTGCATGTGCCATCTGCGCCCACAGCATCCAGTGGTCATAGCAGTCGTTGATGTTCTCTGCTTCGATAACTCTGTTGAATGGTTCTCCATTCCATTCACCTGTTACTCGGAAGTGCATTTATCATCTCCATAAAACAAAACTCGCCGTAGCGAGTTCAGATAAAAGAAATCCGCATTAAGCGGCGTCGGTGAATTCAAATAAAAAACCGGCTTGCGCCGGCTCTCTCATCTTTCTGTCTACCCATGCTGATATCGATGGCGGGTGCACCTTTTCAATAGCAGCGCGAAGTACAGCTGTGCGTGCCAGTTTGTCGGTAATCTCAGGAAATCGCTTCTCTGTCTTCGGTACGTTAACAGCAACATTAGTAGAATCCGCACTGGCGAACGGATACATACCAAGAACTCTCACGTCGAGCATTCGAAGACCATGAATTTTCACTTTCAAATTACGATTGATATAAAGCTCAGTGAAAACTTCATCCATTCTCTGTTCCCACCATTTAGAGCGTATGTGCCTGTGTGGTCCGCAGTATCCAATCGCCACCCATTCAAATTTGCTAGAAAGGCGTAAAAGACGTTCAATTGATTCGTCGGTATGCCAGACCGGAACCGCTTTTGATTTTAGCCAATCAGGAACCAACTCAATCTGCTCGTCGTTTTCTGCCTCTGTCCCTTCGATAACGTCAGGTATAAGAAACCATTCAATTCTGCTGAACCACTTCCCAACAAAGTCGTAGAATTTTGCTCGTCTCTTACTCCAGTCTACCGGAGTGCCTTTCTTTAATGCTTTCATCCAGTCGCTAAAAGCACCGTTATCAAGGCGTATATCACAAGGGAACATGGCAATCTTTTTCATCTGCTCTGGTCTGGCAAATGAAACAAAAGCCCCACCATCACGGTAAAGGGCTTTAATCAGCATATCTGTAGGGGCATGCTCATCCCCCCATATTGGGCTGCCGTGAAAGTGGATGGTCATATTATCCCCATATAAAAGAAATCCCCGCGAGTGCGAGGATTGTTATTCATTGCCGATATTTACATTTATTTCGAATATCTTTACTGGGTAATCGCCAAAGTCATATGTTTTTTATTCTGTTTTATAAGCACTACTAAGTACTGCTTATTACAAATAAGAAAAGGCTGAAAAAATATTTAAGGCCACAACTGTGGCCCTAAATTTACTTACGGCACTGCGTTAATCAGATTACAAATACCTCTTTTGGCAGGGTCTGAATTCAACTTCTGGAAATTGGCGTTCAACATAGCAGTGTGTAAGTGATTCTCAACCTCAAAGAATAGGTCGATTTTGCCCTCTTTGGCTGCATGTTTCTTCCAAACATTCACTTGGTCATCAGCAATACGACTGGCGCAAGTGAACAAGAACGAACTGCCTCTAGGAATGGATGTCGTGCTGTAATACTCACCATCTACTTCTACATATTTAGCTCGGAATGACTCTAAGGTTAGCTTATTGCCGTTCTTGACCGACTTAACTTCTGCCTTACTTGTTTCTTCCTGCTCTTCAGAATGTTTCTGCGTCGACGTGGGTATCTCATTGGCCGCTGTTACGCTGACTGAACTCCCCAAACCTTTGAGGCCATTAATTTGGATAAGATAAGCCAGCTCCAGAGCCTTATTATCAGTGAGTTTTCCACGCATATTTACCCACTGACGTTGAACCATTTTTATGGTGTCTGCGTTCTCTGGGTTTTCTTTGAGGGCACTAGAATAGGCAGAGCTAAGCTGTTCGTCTAATTTTGACAGACGTTCGTTATCGCAGATTTTATGTTCGATTGCTGTCGAAGCCTTTTGGCAGTCAAAGCTGGCTGCAAATGCACCCGGCGATGCCACTAACAATGATGCCAGTAGGATATTTTTCATATTCACTCCATAAATACAAAAGCGCATTACTATAGCACTTAACCGATCGCTTATCTCGCCCGTTCGTCATTCTTATCTAACCAGAACATGCGACTGCCACAGCACATGTCGAGGATCGCTGCATGTCCAGTCACCGGTTGCCTCCTTTGCGCAACATCGCATTCAGATATTTGTTGTCATTAACAGAACCGAAACTCTTTCTCTTAAGCAATTCCTCTCTCGATGGCATTGGCTTTACGCGTTGGCGAATAATCATTTCTGCCGGAAGAATGCCGGGATTGTATGCAAGTCCTCTCATGGTAAATTCCTCAGTCATTACTGATAGCGCCATAGCGTGAGCGGTAATTACGCAGGCGCGGGTCGATATATTCAGGGAAGTGGGTATATGTGGCTTTGCGGAATGGTCGGATTGATGTCTGGTAAATTCGCTCGCGTTCTTCTTTCTCTGCAAGCCATATACAGTGGCGAAATTCCTTTTCCTCTTTCGTTTCCTGCGGTAGAGACATTATCAGGTCGTAGTTTTTTCTGAATTTATCCAGCACCTCCGATACGGAATTGCCGGAACAGCGGCGCGGGTCATCCGCACCATACAGAGGCGCTGGCATGGTTTTCTCCTGTTGATTATTTAGCTAACTTTTTCCAGATCGCTGAAACGTATTTGGCTTGGTGAATGGCATCATCAAGAGCGTTGTGGCGAGTTCCTTTGAATGGCATATCTCGCTTAGGGTCGAATCCTATTGCCTTCCCAAGTTCGACGATTGTTCTTACGTCGCGGTCATTCCACCACTGCCACGGAACTGGCTGCCCTGTCAGCGAATAACTGTTGCGGAGAATAACGCAGTCAAATGATGCTCCATTCCCCCAAACCTGAACGAATTTGTGGTTAGCGTTCTTTATGATGAATTCAGATAACCATGAAAGAGCCGTTGAAAGCTCCTGAGTGTTGCTGGTTAGCGATTTCCTGGCTTCTTCACTCTGTTCCAGCCACCATAAAATCGTTGAAGCGTCAGGACGCGCTCGATATCGCATTGATGATTCAAGCGAGATATTTACCGAGAACTCTTCTCCTGTTTCTCCGGTATTCGGGTCAAAGAATACCGCCCCAATAGAAATAACTGGCGCGTATGGCCCGTTGCCCATTGTTTCAAGGTCAACCATCAAGTGATTCATGTAAGTCCTTAAATTGCGTGAATAGCGTGACGAGGGAAGGGGAGAGTTACTGGCTCCTCGTCTGGGTAGATAGGTTTGTTATGTTTGTGCCACTCGACATGACATGACTTGCAGAGCCACATCACATCGGTTGGTTTGCTGTAGTCGCAGTGGTGCGCCTGTGGTTTACATTCTGATCCGCAGCACTCACATTGTGGTGGTCGGATTAGCTTACCGTCGCGCAAAAAATTACCCACGATGATGTGGGCTTTTCTTTTCCATGGGTTGCTCTGAATGAACCGCTTTTTGGCTGCGTTACACCGTTCTCTGCCGCGTTCCGATGATTGATATTCTCTCCTTGCTGATACTCGATGTGGCAATCCCGCGCGCTCTTTGTCATATTCAGCCAGGCAAGCCCGGCAAGCGGCAGTTAATCCATCTCTGGATGCTCTTCTGATTTGAAAGTCCCTTTCTTCCTTCGGTTGATGGCATCTTGAGCAGATTTTCATATTCAGCTCCTAGAACGGAATATCCGAATCGTCGAAGTTTATAGGTGGTTCGCTGTGATTTCCCTGCTGCTGAGGTTGCTGTCTTTGTTGCTGACCATTATTTCGCTGAGGTGAAGACTGTTCATTGCCTCCTTGCTTGCCACCAAGCATTTGCATGGTTCCACCAACGCCCACGATGACTTCGGTAGTGAACCGATCCTGTCCGCTTTGATCCTGCCATTTTCTTGTCCGCAATTTGCCTTCAAGATAAACCTCAGAGCCTTTTCGCAGATATTCGCTGGCAATTTCTGCCAGTTTCCCGCTCATTACCACGCGGTGCCACTCCGTCTGCTCCTTTTGCTCTCCAGTTTTCTTATCACGCCATTGTTCTGACGTAGCAACGGTAAGGTTTGCAAATGCCGTTCCTGATGGTGAATATCTGATTTCTGGATCATGCCCAAGGCGACCAATAATGATCACCTTATTTACGCCTCTGCTTGCCATTTATGCCGCCTGTTTTAGTTCGTTAACTCTGATGTTCATTACCTGAACGCATTTAGCCTGCGCCTCCTCGTTGCCAGCCATTAATTGCCAGTCACGCTGATAACGCTCGATGAGTTTTTTCTTGTCAGTTTCTGTTGACGCATAATCGCTGAAGTCTTTCAGGATTTGTTCGCAGTCAACCGATGGAGATTTCTGGTTGGTATTTTCTGGTGATGGTTTGTTATCTGATGCTGGGATTGCCCATCCCGGCAGCGATGGAGGGAGCCAGTAAAATCCTGTTCCATCCTTGAGTTTTGCCCTGTGCCATCCCTGCTTTTTATCGAGAGATGTTTGTGCAAAACCTTCCTCAAGGTTATACAGATACCGACCGATTCCCCACTGAACGGCAGCGCGCTTCATTGCACCGGAACGACCGCCTTTGACGGCTTCTACCTGCGTGTTTTCAGCAGCATCCCATTTGGTTACCCATTCGGAATCAATCTTTATTGATATGCCGCATTCAACTCCGCCGTTGTTGGGAATATCGCGGTATTCATTGCGCCATCCTGCTTTGCCGCAAACATCGTCCAGGCGCTTCATGATTGCCCGGTTCGTGACATAAGCCAGCACCATAGCCCACACCTTGCCATCGCGTGTTTTACCGCTTTGCTGTATTCGCCATTCGATATCTTCAGGGCTGAATGGCTCATCGAATTTGTTCAAATCCATAATTCACCTCAGAATGGACATGGCCCAAGGAAATAACGCTGATTTAATACTTCAGTCTTTGCCGCATTTAAAAATACGCGAACACCTTCACGATCTCCCTTCTGGCGATACATTAACGCCTGCTGCGTGTACATGCGTCTCTGTAACTTGCTCTCCTTCACTGTGGTTGCAAGTGACATGAATATCTCCTTCGTTACCGATTAATTCTTTCATCTGACGAATGAATTCTTCGTCTGACCAGTTATCTGTAAAACTCATTTCCTGCGATACCACGGAAGGTTGATAGCTGATTTCATCGCTTTATTTGCTTCAAGCCACATTTTTGAATCACCAATAAATCTGGCTATTACTGCTTTGTTTTGTGCCGCACGAAGCATCTGGTGATTAATGGCTATTTCATTGCGCATAACGCCTCCAGTTGTTTCTTTGCTGCTCTAATTAATTGTTTAACTCGGCGTGATAATTCAGATTCGTGCGGGTAGAAAGCGGACATGACGCCGCTACCCGCGAGCTGAAAGTGCATCATGGGTAACTCCTTATATTTGATTGCATAACGAAAACGCCTCGAGTGAAGCGTTATTGGTATGCATATAAAAAGGCCCTCACACTGGAGGGCAAAGAAGATTTCCAATAATCAGAACAAGTCGGCTCCTGTTTAGTTACGAGCGACATTGCTCCGTGTATTCACTCGTTGGAATGAATACACAGTGCAGTGTTTATTCTGTTGTTTATGCCAAAAATAAAGGACGATTATGCGGCCTGAAATTACTTAACCAATGATGCTGCATATTCGATAAGGTAAAGTTTTGGGGCCAGCCAAATTTTCAGCCAGTCGAAATAATTGAAGAAAACAACAATAGAAGTAATCGCTATTCCTGATGTAACAAGTAGTGATAAAAGAACAATATCTGCATCATCTCCTTTATTCCATGCAAAAATCATCAGATAAACACACGCTATAATCACCAATACACAGATAGCCTGAATTCCAGCTGATGATACGGCGTGCCACATCAAAAGCTGATGGATGACATCAGGAATCTGTGCCTGGCTAAATGAAACAGCCGCGTCTATTCCATTGCTGGCTTTTTGCAGTAGTTCTACGAGAATCTTGTTTGCTTGTTCTTCCATATATCACCTTGATTGTAATAAGCATGAAATTATTTACGGCTAAAAAATAAAGGCCACCATCAGGCAGCCTTGTTGTAAATGTTGCAGGTATCAAGTAAGTAATTAGATGGAGCGCCATAAATTATGAATTCATCGTTTGTCGGGTCCATCTCCATCTCTTGGCCTATTGCCATTCTTGCGTCAGTGTCATCAGCGGCGAAGCATAAAACAGCCCACGCACCCATTGTTTTAAAAAGAACTGCAATTGGCTGTGGTTTTACTGAATTTGCGTTAGCGCGAAAATCACAAATCGCACTTTCATGAAATTCCATATCTCACCTCAAATAAGTGGTTTGCCGCGAAAATAAATACGTTCCCACCAAGTTCCGTATCTATCTATCCAGTTACACCAATCATCGACACTCCATTTTGTTGTGTCGCATTTTGGCAATTGGCATGAATATCTACCTTCTTTGTAAAGTCGGCGTTTGACTTTCTTGAGCATGGCTCACCTCAATCGTAATAAGCTGGAATTGATTTTCCGCGTCGCTTCTGGCGGCCTGAGCATGTCACACCCATTTCACTGCGTGGCTTGCTGTACCATGTGCGCTGATTCTTGCGTTCAATACGTTGCAGGTTGCTTTCAATCTGTTCGTGGTATTCAGCCAGCACTGTAAGGTCTATCGGATTCAGTGCGCTTTCTACTCGTGATTTCGGTTTGCGATTCAGCGAGAGAATAGGGCGGTTAACTGGTTTTGCGCTTACCCCAACCAACAGGGGATTTGCTGCTTTCCATTGAGCCTGTTTCTCTGCGCGACGTTCGCGGCGGCGTGTTTGTGCATCCATCTGGATTCTCCTGTCAGTTAGCTTTGGTGGTGTGGTGGCTGGTAGTCTAGCTCCAGCTTGTTGAGTCTCATTCGGAGGGGTATAACCGGCACCCCAGCGATTTTTCCATGCGACAACGTGCGCGTTATGGCGGCCTTATCGCCCGCGGCTCCCCATCTCGTCCACGCTATTGCTAGCATTGGGAGCGCTTCACCGCTCAACAGTAGGTAAGCACTTGCCAGTGACTAGCTGGCTTCACCACACCCCAAAGCCTTCTGCTTTGAATGCTGCCCTTCTTCAGGGCTTAATTTTTAAGAGCGTCACCTTCATGGTGGTCAGTGCGTCCTGCTGATGGCTTAAAATATACCTACAGGTAAAACCCATGTCTATACCTGTAGGTAAATAAAATTGATGTGAGAGTTTACCTGCTTGAATTTTCAGGTAATTAATTTTTTGGATTGATATAAAAAAGCCCGCTTTGCGGGCTGAAAGGAGATGTCAGAAGCTATTTGGATTGCTTGGCCATTGCGGCAATTTTGATTCTACTGGGGTGTGTTTGGGTTTGAGTCCGTTTAAGTAGTCAAGGCGCTCAATGGCGCATTTATACATAGCAATCTGCTCTGATGACATGTCGTCGTATGACATGCCTTTGAACTTTTTAATTATCGATTCTGCCTCATGTATAAGATTCTTCTTCCTCATGAGTTCAGCTGTATGCTTAGAGCTTACAGGAGATAACTTTGCCCATATGAAGCAGATGATTACAACAGCGACTACTATGCCGGGTATAAACATTTGCTGCTTTATCCTCAAACTTTTGGCAGATCGTCCTGGTCTACGTACCTGGTGTGTTTCACAATAGCTGAAACAAAATGCATTTTATCAACTTCTTCAACAGGAAGAGTGATTGGGCGGTGATCACTGTTTATGCTACTAAACTGATAATCACCGTCTCTTGTTTTGTTCATGATCTTTATCATGTTGTGACCGTCTTTGGTCCTTACAAAGACTTCATCACCTGGATGTACTGGCGTATTTGGTTCAATAACAACATATTCTCCTGACTGAATCCTTGGCCACATGCTGTCACCCTTAACCTTCAGACCGTAAGCATCTTTATCGCCGCTGTAGATGCTTAACCAACCGGATCTGAATTCAATCATATCCACTGAGCCATCAACTCCCAAAACGGCTTCACCAATTACCGGAACAAAACCCGCACGAACGTTACCCGCAAACTCAAGATGGTCCGTAGCTCCAGCTTTACCATCTGCAAGCATGTCCATCCATCCGCGTGGGAGATTAAAAGATTTTTCAATTAGTTCCATCATATCGTCAGCAATGCGTTTTTTTCCGCTTTTTCCTTCCGGATACAGCATTCTGGAAACGTATGATGGTTCCCTTTCTATTCGACGAGCCAACTCTGAGGCCTTTCCATTACAGAATCGGTCTCTTATCTCTATCAGCCTTAGTCGTCTTTGTTCGTATTTATCCATGATTTAATTCTATCTTTGATTACCTGCCGGTAAATAACCTATGGGTATTGATTTGCTTTTTACCTACAGGTAAACTCATCTTATTCAACAACGGGAAGGAGATAGCAAATGGAAGAACTCCGCTTGTATCTGAACTCCCTTTCACTGGAAGAGCAGAGAGAATTTGCCACCAAGTGCGGAACTTCTATCGGCTATTTGAGGAAAGCACTTAGCCGTAATCATGAATTGGGCGCAGCACTTTGTGTTCTGATTGAGAAGTTCAGCAATGGTGAAGTGACTCGCAAAGACCTTCATCCGGTTGATTGGGAAAGCATCTGGCCTGAATTAATGGCCGCTTAAGTTATTAACGCTCTTACACATCCCCGCCCTGAAAAAGGGCATTACCAGAAACAAATCTCTATGGTTTTGCGTTTCTTTGCGAAGCCAACTCTATCTAATCATTAAGGAAATTATCTATGGGTACTATTGCAACTAAAAGCAAGAAAGCGGCTCGCATCGAGTCAGCCTTGCTGAACAAACTGGCACTGATGGGGCAGAAGACATTCGCTCGAGCAATGGGGGTTCCTGAATATCAGGTAAGCCGATGGAAGAATGGTTTCTTCTCGCAGGTAAGCATGATGCTGGCTGTTCTGGAATACGGAATCGAAGACGATGAAATGGCTGAGCTGACTAAGCGGCTTGCCAATTACCTGACAAAAGAAAAAGCCCCGAAGAACGGCGAATTCTTCGAGGCCTGATGTAGAAAGACTGGATCAATCCACAGGAGTAATTATGACATACGAAAATGACAAATTCCAGGTTCTGAAGAGCATGAAGGTGCCAGATGATTTTAAATCAAATGGCTTTGTTTATGTGCTTTCGAATGAGTGCATGCCAGGAATTTATAAGATTGGGATGACTAAGCATTCACCAGAAGTTAGGGCTAAAGAAATTTCAGCCTCTACTGGCGTTCCTAAGCCATTTAAGGTGATAGCAGCCTTTCATTCAAATAATCCCGCATCAGATGAAAAACTCATTCATAAAGCCTTTGCAAAAGAGAGGCTTAGTGATAATCGAGAGTTTTTCAAGCTTGAAGATAATGATCTTTCTGAATCTCTAAATGAAATAAGGGCGCTGGTTGGCCCTGAAAGAAATGGCGAGACGGCAGAATACGCAATTTACGACTCATTCATTTCTTTTCGCCATGAAAATGAGCTTGATCTTAATGAGGAGCTTATAGAGCAAGGTCTGGGTAGTGTAGTTGGTCATCTTCCTGCGGTGAAAAATTTCCTTATTCGCGCCGGAATTGATTACGCGAAGCAACTGATAAGCAAATATAACTCATCGATAGTTATTAATACAGATGGCAGTGTGGTGATGGTTAAGTCTCTTGAAGCCCAATGCTTTGATGCGGAGGTTGGAAATGAGCCTTGCTGAAGTATTTTACCTGCCGAAGAGTGAACCTGTTGAACAGGAGCGAAGAGTGGCTGATATCGATGATGGTTACACCAGATTCGCTAACGAGCTGCTGGAAGCTATCGCAAGTGCCGATTTAACCGCTCGCCAGTTGAAAGTTATGCTGGCCTACGTCCGGAAAACATATGGATTCAATAAGAAAACAGATCGAATAGCCGATGAGCAAATTGCTCAGTTAACAGGACTGTCAAGGCAGAATGTTAACAAGGCTAAAAAAGAACTGATTTCAATGAATTGCCTGTTTATGGATGGAAATCAAATCGGTGTAAACAGTGAGGTATCTGCGTGGCAATTCAGCAAGTGTCTCCAAGTTAGCAACTTTGTCTCGAAGTTAGAGACAAAAAATGTCCCCAAATTAGAGACACTCAATGTCTCGAAGTTAGAGACACACAAAAGACATTCTTTAAAGACAAAAGAAAATATTAATAAACCCCCTATATCCCCCAAAAAAGTTTCTCAGAAGTTCGACCCGCTAGAAACAGAGTTGCCTGATTGGTTATCAGCAGAAACATGGTTGTCGTGGGTTACCTATCGCAAGGAGATAGGTAAGTCGATCAAGTCTAAGCAAAGTGTCACTCAGGCTATCAACGTTCTAAGCAGAAGTCTGGAGAAGGGATATACACCTGAAGAAATTATAAACCAGAGCATCGCCAGTGGTTGGCAGGGGATTTTTGAGCCCAAGACTCCAAAGGGGAAATCTCAACCGAGGCCGCAGCATCGAGCTATGCAGGAAAACTTTGCCACCAAAGATTACGGACAAACTGAAATGCCTTCATGGGCGCAGGAGTGAACATGACGCTGGATGAAAAGATCTCCCAACTGGAGAAAAAACTTGCAGAATTGAGTTCTCCGCCAATTGCTATCGAGCATACATCTGTAGAAATTGGCACTGGCATCTGTGAAAAACATGGTGAGTTTGAGCAGCGTAACCGTTACTCGACTGGGCCAATTAAGTTTGCCTCAAGACCTAGCGAATGCCCGGAATGCATGAGAGATGAGCTTATTCGGCTACAGGCAGAGAAGATTAAAATCGACGAGGAATCACGTAAGCGCAATGTCGAGTTTCTGTTGAATAATCTTGATATTCCTGAACGATTCAAGGGTTGCACACTACAGAACTACGAGCCAGTCAACGACGATGCAAAGAGAGTGCTCAGGGTGTGTCAGGCATACGCCAGCAAATGGCCTGAGAGGTTACAGAAAGGCGGTGGGCTGGTTATGTGTGGAAAGCCTGGTACTGGAAAGAATCATCTTGCACTGGCTATCGCCCGGCACGCAATTACGGAACATCAAAGCTCAGCTATTTTCACAACGGCGCTGAAAATTGCCAGAGAATATAAATCAACATGGTCGAAAAACTCCACCCGCACAGAGGATGAAGTGATCCGACAGTTCACTAAACCTGACCTGCTAATTATCGATGAGGTTGGTGTGCAGTTTGGAAGCGAGGCGGAAAAGATGATCATGTTCGAAATCATCAACACCCGCTACGAGCGCATGAAGCCAACAATCCTGATTAGCAACCAGAGCAAAGATGAACTGTCTGCATTCATTGGTGAGCGTGTTATTGACAGGATGAATGATGGCGGCGGGTGCACTCTTGCGTTTACATGGGATAGTTACAGGAGCAGATCGTGACTGGAAAAGAAATCATCCTGGAATATCTGAAAACTCATGAACAATTCTCCCCACATGAATTAGCACTGATCACCGGAATACCAAATAACAGAATCGCTCAAGCAGCAAGGCATATGGTGAAACAAGGACATTTGAGTGTTGTTGAGCGTAAGTGGAAGACGGTTATTTATGCAAAACGCAAAGTGAAGAAGGAGCCAATTAAAAGAAATCCAGATGGTACGGGGTGGGGATGTGCAAATCCAATGACGGCGTTTATTAATAGGGCGCTTATGGAGGTAAGGCAATGACCATCTACATCACTGAGCTAATAACAGGCCTGCTGGTAATCGCAGGCCTTTTTATTTGGGGGAGAGGGAAGTGTGGCTGACTGGCAAATTCCAATCATCATTCTTGCCGGAGCTTCGCTGGTTGCTGGCTTTATCCTGCTGAAAAAGCATAAAGACCGTGATCAAAAAGTCGAAGTTCTCTATGGGTATCCAGCGAACAGCACAACATGGCTGACCATTTACCACTACCGAAAATCAGGACGCTGGGTATTCGAATGGGATGATCTGTTCGCTGAAAAGCGACCAAAGTCATGGGGAGACATCAGCGAATGCATGATGTTTGAAGAAAGAAAATCCGGCGCAACCCGAGAAGAGTTTAACGAAGCGTGGGCGCGATTAAGTGAGAGAGGGTATCAATGAGCAAAATTAAATCTGGTTATCCAGGGAATGGGGAATACCCGAAGCCATATTTACCTGTAACTGTGACCACTCAATCTAGGCATCCACATCATTTCAAGCAAAGTGGTACAGCTTATTGGAGTGGCAATCGGTGGATAGGTATTGATGGGTTCAAAATTGGGTATGCAAAGGTAATTAAATGGGAATTTAACATCGCAAACTGGAGTTCATCCCATGAGGAAACTAACGTTTGAACTAAGAAGCCACATCCATCAGCAGAACGCTATTCACGCAGTACAGCAAATCATTCCAGACCCAACCAAACCAATCGTAGTAACCATTCAGGAACGCAACCGCAGCTTAGACCAGAATCGAAAGCTTTGGGCTTGCCTTGGTGACGTCTCTCGTCAGGTTGAATGGCATGGTCGCTGGCTGGATGCAGAAAGCTGGAAGTGCGTTTTTACAGCAGCATTAAAGCAGCAGGACGTTGTTCCTAACCTTGCCGGGAATGGCTTTGTGGTAATAGGCCAGTCAACCAGCAGGATGCGTGTAAGCGAATTTGCGGAGCTATTAGAGCTTATACAGGCATTCGGTACAGAGCGTGGCGTTAAGTGGTCAGACGAAGCGCGACTGGCTCTGGAGTGGAAAGCGCGATGGGGAGACAGGGCGGCATGAGACGACAGCGACGAAGTATCACCGACATCATCTGCGAAAACTGCAAATACCTTCCAACGAAGCGCTCCAGAAATAAACGCAAGCCAATCCCAAAAGAATCTGACGTAAAAACCTTCAACTACACGGCTCACCTGTGGGATATCCGGTGGCTTAGAGAACGTGCGAGGAAAACAAGGTGATTGACCAAAATCGAAGTTACGAACAAGGAAGTGTCGAGCGAGCTTTAACGTGCGCTAACTGCGGTCAGAAGCTGCATGTGCTGGAAGTTCACGTGTGTGAGCACTGCTGCGCAGAACTGATGAGCGATCCGAATAGCTCGATGCACGAGGAAGAAGACGATGGCTAAACCAGCGCGAAGACGATGTAAAAACGATGAATGTCGGGAATGGTTTCACCCTGCATTCGCCAATCAGTGGTGGTGCTCTCCAGAGTGTGGAACCAAGATAGCACTCGAACGACGAAGCAAAGAACGCGAAAAAGCGGAAAAGGCAGCAGAGAAGAAACGACGACGAGAGGAGCAGAAACAGAAAGATAAACTTAAGATTCGAAAACTCGCCTTAAAGCCCCGCAGTTACTGGATTAAACAAGCCCAACAAGCCGTAAACGCCTTCATCAGAGAAAGAGACCGCGACTTACCATGTATCTCGTGCGGAACGCTCACGTCTGCTCAGTGGGATGCCGGGCATTACCGGACAACTGCTGCGGCGCCTCAACTCCGATTTGATGAACGCAATATTCACAAGCAATGCGTGGTGTGCAACCAGCACAAAAGCGGAAATCTCGTTCCGTATCGCGTCGAACTGATTAACCGCATCGGGCAGGAAGCAGTAGACGAAATCGAATCAAACCATAACCGCCATCGCTGGACTGTCGAAGAGTGCAGGACCATCAAGGCGGAGTATCAACAGAAACTTAAAAAACTGCGAAACAGCAGAAGTGAGGCTGCATGAATATCTACGAAAGAATTGATGGCAGCAAATACCGAAATATTTGGGTAGTTGGCGATCAGCACGGATGCTACACGAACCTGATGAACAAACTGGATACGATTGGATTCGACAACAAAAAAGACCTGCTTATCTCGGTGGGCGATTTGGTTGATCGTGGTGCAGAGAACGTTGAATGCCTGGAATTAATCACATTCCCCTGGTTCAGAGCTGTACGTGGAAACCATGAGCAAATGATGATTGATGGCTTATCAGAGCGTGGAAACGTTAATCACTGGCTGCTTAATGGCGGTGGCTGGTTCTTTAATCTCGATTACGACAAAGAAATTCTGGCTAAAGCTCTTGCCCATAAAGCAGAAGAACTTCCGTTAATCATCGAACTGGTGAGCAAAGGTAAAAAATATGTCATCTGCCACGCCGATTATCCTTGTGACGAATACGAATTTGGAAAGCCAGTTGATCATCAGCAGGTAATCTGGAACCGCGAACGAATCAGCAACTCACAAGACGGGATCGTTAAAGAAATTAAAGGCGCGGACACGTTTATCTTTGGTCATACGCCAGCAGTGAAACCACTCAAATTTGCCAACCAGATGTATATCGATACTGGGGCAGTGTTCTGCGGAAATCTCACATTGATTCAGGTACAGGGAGAAGGCGCGTGGGCATAAGAGAACTAAACCTCACCAAAGAACATCATGAGTGGCTGAATGGCTGGCTTGAACTGTGGGGCGCATGGGTTTATTCAGGTCGTCTGGAAAAGCGTATGAGCAGCGTAATAGCGAAGTTCATGGAGAGCGTAGAGCCGGGAAGAGTTATGACAAGGCCAATGTGCAATGATGATGATGGAATGTTGATTTCTCAGGTCGTCGATTCCGTCATGTGCATTGACAAGAAAGCCTTTGGCATCCTCCTCAGCTACTACGCTCATGGTTCATCTAAGCGAGCAATTGCATCCTACTATCACGCGACTGCAAAGCCACGCAAGATGTGTGGACGTGGTGGCGAGGGATGGAGAAAACCTTCACTGGCAACCTGTAGAAACGAAATTGACGACATCCTGAAAGCGTCGTTATTTGTTTTGTACCAGCCAATGCAAAATGCTTTCAAAATGCGTAAACGTGTTGAGAAAGTTAAGCATGTTGCTGTTAAAAGCCTTGACATGCAATTATCCATTTAG